AAATATAACCGGACAACAAACCAGTTATACATACCTATCTCAAACTGCATCAATTGACCTTACATCAGAGATTGCAATAACTGGCCAACAAACAAGTGTTGATTATCAATCAAATACCGCCAGTGTAGATTTGACCGGGCAGATAACAGTAATTGGCGCACAGTCAGGGTTTAACTATTTAAGCCAATCTGCGACCGTATTACTACAAGGTGAGATAAATGTTACTGGACAATCGACCAATTACAATTACAGCGCCGTTAGTGGTACAATTACATTAATAAGCGGTAATAGACTTGATTTGTCTAATTTATCTTTAAGATATACCGATGACGGTCTAACAGTTTCGTATACTGACGATGGATTAAACCTAAGTTATACTGATGACAGTATGACATTAAACTACAAGTGAGAATAAACATGGCACAAGGTGACGCTAAAAACTTTAACGACTTTGTTCTAAAAGTTAACCAGGGCGACTACGCAGACACAGATACGCTTGCATTAGCTTTTGTGTCAAACACATACGCATCTATTAACTCAGACTTAAGTAATCCTCAGCTATCAAATGTTACTGTTGTTAGTGGTGGCAATGTTGCTGCTAGTTACACATTAACAGGCGTTACTGTAACTCGAACTGGAGCTGTAACAAGTTGGGCGGCAAATAACATTGGTACGATTACAAAAGATGCATCAAACCCAAGTCCACTATGCGCTGTTATCTATAATGATACTAGTGTGAATGATGACTTGTATAAAGTTTACGACCTAACAACCGATGGGGTGACAGGTTTAGATCTGGTTAACAATGATTTCACTCTTACATTCGATGGTGGTGTGTTAATCACAGCAACCAATACGAGCACTTAATATGACCACACAAAACATCATATTCAAAGGTTACAACAACAAGGTTGAAATAGAGTTTTCTGGTATCGCTGATAATGATGGCAATCCGTTAACTCTAAATGACTTGCTACCTATTACTGCAGTATTTAAAAACGACTCAAGAAACACCACGGACAATCCTCAAGATGTTATAGTAGCCGGTGACAACAACGAGTTACTACAGTTGTACTTTGGTGATACTACAGAGATAGGTAAAGGCAATTGGACTATATACGGAACATTTAACGCAGAACTAAAGTTATTGACGAGTTGCTGTTATAATAACTTAGGCGAAACTAAAGTTTGTTAATTCATTAATCCTGCATATATATTCATAAAGTGAATAAAAGTGTTCGATTATACGGGATTATACAAAAATAAAGTGAATAAACACCCCAAAGGGGCAAACCATTAAGGCAAAGCTACAATGGCAAAACTAACAGCTAAACAAGAAATGTTTTGTTTGGAATATTTAAAAGACTTAAACGCTACCCAGGCGGCCGTAAGGTCTGGTTATTCTGAAAAAACAGCAAGGGCAATAGGGACTGAAAACCTAGCAAAACCTGCCATATCCGAATATATAGCCAAATTACAAAAAGAAAGAAGTGAGAGGCTAGAGATAGACGCCGATTGGGTGCTAAAGGAGGCTGCAAGATGCTTTAGTGTAAACTCAAAGTCAAAGTTAAATGAGAGTGGTGACGAGGTTTTAATTAACAGCAATGCAGCAAAGGGTTTTTTAGAATTAATTGGCAAGCATGTTAACGTTAAGGCTTTCGAAGAATCTATAACTATGCAAGCTACAGTTAAAAAGTCTTTAAATGACCTCTACGAATAAGCCAACACTAAACCCAAACCTAAAGCACGTTTGGCAAACAAAAGCCAGAAACAAGGTGCTTTATGGTGGAAGGTCAAGTTCTAAGTCATGGGATACTGCCGGTTATGCAGCGTGGGTTGGTCAAGCGGCTTGTGTAAGGTTTTTGTGTGTCAGGCAATTTCAAAACAAAATAAGCGAATCAGTATACACCCTAATCAAGTCTCAAATAGATAGATTTGGGTTTGATGGTTACGACATTAAGAAGAATACAATATCTCATGTTGAAACCGGCTCCGAATTTGTTTTTTACGGCATAGCAAGAAATATAGACGAAATTAAGTCATTTGAGGGTGCTGATGTTTTGTGGATAGAAGAAGCGCATAATTTAACTAAACAACAGTGGGAAATACTAGAGCCAACGATTAGGAAGGAAAACTCTGAGGTTTGGATCACATTTAACCCCAAGTTTATGACTGACTTTGTATACCAAAGATTTATTGTTAACCCACCACCGAACACAATAGTTCAAAAAGTTAACTACCCTGATAATCCATTCTTAAGCAAGACAATGATAGAAATTATCGAGAACGCCAAAGAAGAAGATTACGAGGATTACGAGCATATCTATTTGGGAGTTCCACTACAGGATGACGATTCAGTCGTTATAAAAAGGTCATGGGTCGAGGCTTGTGTCGATGCTCATTTGTTGCTTGCTGATAAAGACGGACAAAAAATAGATATGGGTGGCTCTTACTGCGTTGGCTTTGACGTTGCAGATGATGGCAAGGATAAAAACGCAACATCGACGTTCTACGGCGGAATATGTACGCATATAGACGAATGGAAGGGGCAGAGTGACGAGCTTGTTAAATCGAGCTACAGGGCTATGGATGCCGCAAGGCCATCTAATGCGAAAATAGTTTACGACTCGATAGGTATAGGAGCCGGAGTTGGATCAAACCTAAATCAAGTCGGATATAGAAATCACATAGGATTCAATGCAGGCGGCAAGGTGGCGAACCCAAGCGTTATGTATAATCACGTTAAGAACCAGGACTTTTTTAGCAACATAAAGGCCCAGGCGTGGTGGTTAGTTGCCGACAGAATGCGTAACACTTATAATGCTATACATAAAGGCATGAAATTCAAACCAGAGCAAATGATTAGTATATCAAGCAAAGTTAAATATTTGGATAGGCTAAAATCAGAACTTAGCACACCAAAAAGGGACTTTGATGCAAATGGAAAAGTAAAGGTCGAAAGCAAGCAAGACCTAGCAAAAAGGGATGTTGATAGCCCAAACTTGGCTGATTCGTTTATCATGGGTGCATCCCAAAACTTAGTGGTTAAGCCGCAAATTATAAGAGGAAGTATAACAATATGAGCGGTATTACAAACGAAAGAACAGAGTACACAAAATACTTGCCACAAGTTAAAAAAAATAGAGATTGCTTTAAAGGTCAAAGGGCGGTTAAAGAGGGTGGTACATTATATTTACCCCCACTTGCAAGTCAACTTGACAGAAACGGAAATTTTACTCACGAAGGTCAACAGTCTTACGAGAAATATTTAAGGCTTGCCCTTTTTTACGGTGCAACTGGTATTACTGTTAATGGCTTTTCTGGATTGGTATTTAGAAAGAATCCGACAATAGAATACACACCAAACACAGAGTATCTAGAGAATAATGTAAGAGCTAAAAATGAAACACTGATAAGCCAAATGCAAAAGGCTGTTGAAGATGCAATGATAACCCCAAGGTCTGGTCTGCTTGTTGATTTTCCAGATGTTAAGGGCAGGGTTAGCAGGGCAGAGGCAGAGGCGCAAAACCTTAGGCCAAAGATTTTACATTATCCTTTTGAGTCGATTATTAATTGGCACTTTGAGACAATAAACAATCAGTATCAGTTGCAGTTTATTGTATTGAAAGAAACAACTACAAAAGTTCAAGATTATGCCGTGACAGACGAGGATGCTTACAGGCTACTGGAACTGATTGATGGCGTTTACCATCATTCGCTATACGACGACAGTGGAAATCAACTAACTGAAAAGACTCCGGTTTTAGTAAATGGCGAACTGGCAACGGAAATACCGTTTTATTTGATCGAGCCTGTTGGCGATAATAGGTCTTTAATTGACGATTTAGTTGATTGTAATCTTAATCACTACAATATGTTCGCATCATACGCGAATAAAGAACACTCTAGTGGATTTCCAATATTTTATGAAACTGGCGTTGATGGTGACTCGTGCGAAGATCAAAACAACACTATAGGCCCAGGTGTTAAATGGATTAGCCAAAACCCAGATGCACAATTTGGAGTTGTAGAAACTAGCGGTGATGGTGGCTCACTAAGAACTTACCTAGAGGATCGCAAGTCTGAAATGGCATCACTTGGCGCAGACGCATTGTCACCAAAAACAAATAACGCCGAGTCTGGAGAGTCCAAAAAGCTAGATAAAGTTGGGCAAAATGCAACGGTTGCCGATGTTGCAAACACAGTATCAAGAGCCTATGAGCAAGCTATGGGATTTGCAGCCCAATGGGTTGGTGATAATCCAGAAGATATATCAGTTCAATTAAACACTGATTATGTGCCAACAGATATGAACCCGCAACTATTAACGGCTCTAATGGCATCCTATCAGGCTGGAAACATATCATATCAGACGTTTTGGTCTAATCTACAGAGGGGCGAAATCGCAGACCCGGAAGTTACAGCGGAAGAAGAAAAGGAAAGGATAAACAACGATAACGGCGGCCTTAACCAGTGAGCGAGTTAGCACTTGAACAGTCAGCAAGGCATCAAATATTTGTGCAAAGGTATGGGGCTTTTTTGTCGAATCAGTATGACCCATACCAACAAAGCATAATAAATCTTGTTGATTTGTGGCTGTTGAATTACAACCCAAACGTACCACTTGAGCCACAACTATATGCGTTAGAGGTTCAGCAGGAGGCAGAATATCAGTCATACATAGACTTTATTAACAATGAACTTGAAAGATTTGCTGAATCAGAATCCGAATTCGAGATTGAACAAATAGAAAACATACAGGAAGAAAGTTTGCCGCAAGACTTGATAGCCTCTTCCGTTGCTGGCGCTTATGCTGCCGCGTTGTTGCAAAGGATGATTTTTCCAGACTCAAACACAGTTGTTTCACTTGAAGATTATATGCAATCAGCGAAGTCCGCACAGTCGAAAAAGACTAGGGATGCGATAAGGACAGGAATTCTAACAAATACTGATACGCAAGACATAAGGGCATTAGTCACTGGTAATGGCGGAATACTGAGAGGAAAAGATAAATCTTCAAATAGAAGAATGGTAATAACCTCTACAAATCACGTTTCAGCATCAGCAAGAGGTGACACAATAAAAAAGTCTGGAGTTTTGGGTTATGAATGGGTTTCCGTATTAGACTCTAAAACCAGTGCAACATGCAGGAGCTTGGACGGTCAAACATTTAGGTTTACGGATGAATATACACCATTCCCAGCTGCGCACCCAAATTGCAGAAGTGGAATAAGTCCATTGTTTCTCAGCGATGATGTAAAGACAAGACGCTCAGAAAGGCCATCACAAACCGGCAATGTTGGATCACAATCAACATACTACGGTTGGCTAAAAACACAATCAGCAAGTTTTCAAGATGAAGTTTTGGGACCAACAAGAGGTAAGCTATTTAGGAATGGCGGCCTAACATCCAAGGAGTTTTCAAGCTTAAACGTGGACGAGTTATTTAGACCATTAACGCTTGAACAAATGAAAGAAAAGAACCCATTAGCATTTGAGGTAGCGAACTTGCCGTAGGGCAAATAACAATATAGAATTACAACTGTAAACTTATGTTTGCAAGCAAAAGTCTAAGACTAACAACCTAAAGGGTTTAACATGTTAAACGGTATTGAAAATATTGATGGTCTAACACCAGAGCAAGTTGATCAAATCAACAGCTTGGCCGGAGGGCTATCTAGCAAAAACAAAGAGCTACTAGATAAGCTAAGTGCAACTAAGGATAAAGTTGATGAAGGTGAATCAGCGGCGGAGCGCCTAAAGGCTTTAGAAATGAAGCTAGAGCGAGAGCAGGCGGAGAGTAAAGAAAACTATCAAAAAGCACTTCAACTCAAAGAGGAAGAATTTGCATCTTTGGTGGAAAAGCTAAAAAGTGAAAATGAACACTATAAACAGAGAGACAGATTTCATACTGTGGATAGCGTACTAAAAACAGAATTGATCAAAATGAACGTAAATCCAGATTTGCTTGATATGGTCAGTTCTCAAATTTCAAATTTAGCAGAGGTCATCGAGGGTCAAGCCGTAGTCGGTGACAAGTCACTAAGTGATTACTTGAAGGAGTGGGGAGAAACCCCACAGGGCAAAGCCGTTACAATGGCACCGAATAATAACGGTACAGGAAGTAATGGCTCAGGGAACCCAAGCCCTAAAAATGCAAAGTGGAGTGATTACACGCCCACAGAACTTAGCGACATTCGAAAGAATAGTCCAGACGAATACAACCGACTAAAAGAAACTAGATAAGGAATAACAAGATGGCTACTACAGGCTTATCAGATATTATCGACGTAACGGTATTTAATGACTTACCCGCAGTTGACTCTCCAGAGAAAACGGCGTTTTATGAATCAGGTGTAATTGTTAGTAATGCACTTCTAAACTCATTCGCAGAGGGGCCAGGCAAGACTGCTGAACTACCATTCTGGAATGACATCGATCCAACTGATGCACCAAACATCTCAACCGATAACCCGGCAGATGTTGCGGTTCCAAACAAGATTGTTCAAGGTGAACAGATTGCGCGAAAACTTTTCCTAAACAATGGCTGGTCTGAATCAAACCTAGCAGCAGAGCTTGCAATGGGTGGCGATGCAATGACGCATGTTAGGGCGCGATTAGACACGTATTGGCGCAGACAATGGCAACGCCGTTTAATTTCGTCAACTGTTGGTGTCCAGGCTGACAACGTGGCAAATGACTCAGGTGATATGGTTTTTGATGCATCCATCGAAGATGGTGATAATGCCACCGCATCAAACCTATTTAGCCGATCAAACTTTACGGCAGCAGCTTTCACGCTTGGCGATATGTACGATTCTACTGGCGCGGTAGCAATGCACTCAGTTGTATACAAACGTGCCGTTGACAATGACGACATAGACTTTATTCCTGATTCGCAAGGCAATATGACAATCCCTACTTACTTGGGTAAGCGTGTTATTGTGGATGATGGTATGACTGTTGTCGCCGGTGCTACGTCAGGCTTTAAATACACCACCATTCTATTTGGTGCAGGCGCTTACGGATATGGTGAGGGTACGCCTCGCAAGCCGACAGCGATTGAGGAAGAAGAGGCGCAAGGTAACGGCGCAGGAATTGAGACCCTGTGGTCTCGTAAAACTTGGTTACTGCATCCATTTGGTTTCCAGTTTACATCTGCTAGCGTTGTTGGTGTTTCCCCTACTCTTGCTGAGTACCAAGATGCAACAAACTGGGATCGCGTAGTTGAACGCAAAAACGTACCGTTAGCCTTTTTGGTTACCAATGGTTAATAAATCCTAAACAGAAAAGAGCCTCGTTTGTATACGGGGCTTTTTTATTCTAAAATGATTAAAAACTAATGGAGTTTATTATGGCTACGTTAAAAGATATGTTGAAGTCAGCAAAGAAGATTGACGACAACCTAAAAGGCATTGGCCCAAACGACCCGCGCCCGATTGTTGCTAAGAAAAAAAGAGCAGTCAAAAAGAAAGGGGTCTAATATGTCTAGTGAAGATAGGAAGTATGCCGACGTTAATTCACCTCGCTTTAAATGGTGGTGGATGCAAAAACAAAGGAAAAAAAGACAAACACCGGAGTAGTATATGTCTAATCAATGGCACCCAGTGGCGGGAGTACCGTCTGACGTTCTAGATTCTGAAGTTATAGGCGAAAGGCGAATCAAAGTTACCACCGAAACCTCACCGTCTGAGAATATAGGTATAACCGCTTTCGGAGAAACATCAGTTGCAGAACTAACGCCGATTGTCCAAATATCTGCCCAGTATGGGCGCACGGATGATTTAAACTTGGTCTTATCAAACGGTGGCACATTCGCCGTTGAAGATTCGCTATATAAATGCGTTAGCGGAACAAATCCTATTGGTCTTTCCGCTTTAAATGCACTTAGAAAGGCAGACTACAAGCCAGGACAAGGTTTGATTGGTCGAGCTTCATGCGTGTTTGATAACCCTACAGCAGGAACGTTACAAGCTGTTGGCCTAATAACTTCTGAGGACTCTTTGGCGTTTGGTTATCTTGGTGCCGACTTTGGTATTTTAATCGCAACTGGTGGCGTTGTAGAGGCTAAAGAATTAACTTTGACTGCTGCAGGCAATGGTGCTGAGACTGCAAGCATTGAAGTTGACGGAACGGTTTATAACGTACCACTTGCTGAGACTACAACCGAAGGCAACGCATATGAGATAGCGGCGTTTTTGTCTCCATTAATCCCTCCGTATCTAGTTTCATCAAATGGTAGTACGGTTTTCTTTATGAACCGTGAGCCTACATCACTAAATGGCGCGTTTTCTTATTCTTCCAGTGGTACATCAACAGGCTCATTTGTTCAAATAGCTGCAGGTCAGGATGTTTCTATTAATCTTATCCCTCAGTCAACGTGGAATAAGGATGTTGCAGACTGGCTAGATCCTCAAGCGGGCGCTGTTTATGAGATTAAATTTTCCTATTTAGGTTTTAGTGCGGTTAATTTCTACATAAAAAGACCAGATACCGGACAGAATGTTTTAGTTCACACATTGGATTATTCTGGCCAAGTTACTCCGATTGTTAGAAATCCAACGTTTAGGATTGGTTGGGTTGCAAGAAACATTGGCTCCGGCACAAGTGTGACTGTGCAAGGTGCATCAGCAATGGCTGCAAATGAAGGTGTTATAGTTAGTGATGAATCCAGTCGTGGTTATAGTCTTTTAGACCAAACAGCAACTGCAACAGAAACAACAATACTTGGGCTAAGAAACAGATTTCACTTTGGTGGAATAATTAACAGGTCTGTTATTAAACCTGAACTTATATCAGTTGCCACGGATATTACTCGCGGGGCGCTAATCAGGGTTTGGTTGAATCCTACGTTTAGTGCGCCTGTTACGTGGAATTACATTGATGAACAAAACTCTATAGCTGAGATAATGGAAGATCAGGTTCAAATAACCGGCGGAACGCTAATCACCACATTTAGCACAACAAGAGAAAGTCCTTTATTACTTAGAGGTGGTGAATTCAGAACCCAAATAGAGCCTGATGACTTTATTGTATTCACCGCAATAAAGAAAAGTGGCGGAACAGGTGACTTTGTAGACCCAGCTATTAATTGGATTGAAGAATAGATATAATGTATAAAAATCATTACAGGCTTTAATATGACTATTATCGTTGAAAATGGCTCAATTGTAGCAGGTGCTAACAGCTACGTAACAAGGCAAGAAGTTCAAGACTACGCTGATTTACGTGGCATTGATTATCCTTGTGGGACGGAGTTGGATCAGAATATCATCCTTGCTAATGATTACTTGCAATCTCGATGCTACCAGGGAGAGCAAGTTGACCCTTCCACGCAGCCACTTTTGTGGCCAAGAAAATACGTCTATATCTACAACCAAGAGGTTGCTAGCGATTCAATACCACAACAATTGAAGAATGCACAGATTGAACTTGCACTAGCACAAACAAACACCGATGTTATGAACAACGGCGTTGACCGTGGCGATAATGTTAAGCGCAAAAAGACAGATGTTTTAGAGGTTGAATATTACGAAGGTGGCAATAACTATCTATTTTCTAGTCAGCGTGTAAACTCTTATTTACAATTATTAGTTAAACAGCTTGGCGTGGTTAGAGTATGAGTTTAGAGACTGTTGCTAGAGATATGATTAAAGAGTTTGGCTATACAGGCTCGTTTATCAGGTCATAACCGCCGATAAGGGTCTCATCTGCATA